TCACCGGCGTTGGCGAAAAAGAAATCGGCAAATACATGCAAGCGGCCAAGAAAAACGGCCTCGAAGGTGCCGATGCACTGGCTTATGTTCGTGAGCAGCTCGAAGCCATTGGTGCGGCCAGCAAGGTGTCTGAGCTGTTCTCTGATCAGCAGGTGCTTGATTTTATTGTGCCGTTCATGGCGAACGTGCAGGAATATAAAGACATCAAGGAAAAGGTCGCAGCTGCCACAGGTGCCGCCATTGATGCCGACTTTGAAACCCAGATGCAGGGCATGAACCGGCAGCTGACCATCCTGAATGAAATCGGCACTCAGTCTATCCGTGAAGTCGGCTTTGCCTTTGGCGAGTGGCTTCCGTTGATCAATTCCTGGCTGATGGCTGGCATCAAGTGGATACGTGAATTTGACCAGTCGACAGGTGGCTGGGTGAAAACCCTCATGACCGGCGCTGGCGGTGCGATTCTTCTGGTGGGTGCGCTTGGTGCACTCGGCCTTGTTCTGCCGATTATTGGTGCTGGCCTCGGTGCAATCGGTGCTTTGATCGGCGTTATCTTCTCGCCGCTTGGTATTGTGATCGGCCTTCTGGCAGGCGCTGGCGTTCTGATCGCCAAGAATTGGGATAAGGTCGGGCCAAAGCTCATGAAGTTCTGGGATGGCCTCAAGGATCGCGCTTCTAAAGCCTGGGAAGGCACCAAGCGGCTTTGGGGTCAGGCGCAACCTTATCTTTCACAGGTGTGGTCGCGTGTGTCTGATGGTGCTGTTCGCGCCTGGAACTATGTGGCTGACGCTGCACCACGCGCATGGTCGCGGATTTCCGCAGGGGCGCGCTCGATCTTCTCCAACATCAACTTCGACAACCTGAAAGTCGGTAGTTTGAAGGTGCTTGAAGGCGTCTTCAATGGCCTTCAAACGGCCTGGAACGCGCTGAAGGAAATTGGCAAAGGCATTGAGCCATCGCTTGCATCGATCGGAGAGAGCCTGAAGCGAACTTTCGGCCATATGGGCGATACCTGGAATAATCTCAAGGAAATGGGTAGTGCGATTGGTACGATTGCCAGCAACCTCATGGCGCTTGTTGGCTTTGACACCAGCAAGATGAGCGGATTTGCGCGCACCTTGGGAGAATGGCTGGGCCAATTGGAAATTATGAAGTTCACCGGCTTCGAAAAAATCTGGCAGGGCATATCTGCACTTACCAAGGGCTTGGCTGATCTGGCTGGCTGGGCAGCGGGAACAAAGGCGATGCCAGATTGGGCCAAGTGGTTTCCTGAGACAGCTGGCTATCTTGTCGAAACACTGGCTGATGGCGTCGAGAAGCTTTGGGGCCTTCTCAGGATGCCTATCGAGATACCTACGCTGGCGTGGGATTTGCTGGCGAGCGGCTTCGATGTCGTCAAAGAAAAGATCATGAGCGGCATTCAGGCAATCATCGACAAATTGCAATGGCTGGTCGGCATCATGAAAAATATCTGGAGCGGCGCGACCGCCCAGCCAGGCGACGCATTGCCCAACGGCGGCAGCTTTGATGGGAGCCGTGATAGCTCTCAGGATGATTATCTGAAAGGACCGACCATCAATCGCCCGGCACCGGCCAATTCTAACGCGCCTGAAAAACGTGCCGACATCGGTTCGTCCACTCGCTTCGCGGCGATCTCGGCACCTCCGCAGTCCGTCAATGTTGGCGGCGATATCCGCATCAAGGTTGAAGGTCCGGGCAAGGTCGTGGCCAGTTCTTCCGATAATAAGGGCGTGGCCCTGAAGACAGATCGCGGTCGCGCGGTCGGTATGGCTTAAGGGGCAGGCAATGATCTTCGATAGCGTCAGCGATGTTCTTCCTGGTCTGCTTCCGGCTTCCTACCGTGGCATTTCTTTCTTCGTACCGGACACTTCGACACAGGTCGGTCGTCGCGTTGCCGAGCATCTTTTTCCCGGCATCGATGTCGCGGCTTATGATGACATGGGCTTAGCGCCTGCCGTGATCCAGCTGGACGGCTTGATCGTTAGCGACAGTTATATTGCCAGCGCTAAGGCTCTCCAGGCAGCATTTGAAACACCGGGACCGGGAACACTTGTGCATCCTTGGCTTGGGCCGATGCAGGTCATTTTGGTGGAGCCTGCCGAAATCTCGCTTTCCGCCTTTGAGCTTCGCGTTGCCCGCTTCAGCGTCAGCTTCAAACGCTATAACGGCATGGGCCTGTTTGGTTGACGCGTTCGCCTTCAAGCCGAACCATATCACGCCTTCGCAACGATGCCACACAACGCGCTGCGCGTTCCGTTGTCGGTTACTGGCAATCGAGCGCCGGTCAAGCTTCGAAGCTGATTGCCGCAGCTCTTCCGCAATCATTGCCGGCAACGCCGGATGCACTGGCATCCGCCGCCAGCAACGTGACTTATTCTATCGCGGCGCTTGTTTCCGATCTGGCAGGATCGCCAGCTGTGGCACCTGCAGCTGAAGCGGTCAGTGTTTCGTCTGGGCTTACCGCCCATCAAGCTCTCGATATCTGTGCAGATGCAGGAGACGCCTTCGTCCAACTCGCAGGCGACACGGTTTCGCGTCCGGACACGGTTCTTCTGGCTGGTTGCGCAGGCGATGCGCTGGCCAAAGCAGCGCAGCTCGCTGCCTATGTCGAGTTTGCATCTCGATCCGAGGCGAGCAGCTTGCGTGATAACCTGGTCGGCAAACTGGATGCATACACAGACCTTCTGTCGTCTCTTGCAGAATCGGATTTTGCAGCTGAAGTAAGCGCCAGTATCCGCGCCACCCGTGATGTTCGCCTTTGCCTGATCGCAGATATCAATGAGGCGATCGGGCGTCTGCCTGCAACGCGCATTATTGAAACCGATCGCACCACCGATTCCTTCCGGCTTGCCAATCATCTTTATGGCGATGATCCGGCGTCGAGGACGGATATCTTTCGCTCATCGAGCGCAACCGTCCGCGTCATCCAGCAGCAATTCCTTCCGGTCGAATTGAGGTCTCAGAATAATGACGCGCGCAATCTGGCTTAAAGTAGATGGTCAGGTCTTCGATCAATGGACGAATGCCAACGTCACCCGCGACCTGAAGGACCTGAGCGGTTCATTCAGTTTCGAGCTGCGCGATTCCGAACGCTCCATTTCCAGCTTTGATTTCGCCTCTCCAGCGCTGACCGCTTTCTCGCTGAAGCCTGGCATGGAAGCCGAGGTCTATGTTGAGAACACTCTTGTTCTGAAGGGCTACATTGAAACAGTCGCGCCTGAGATCGACGCCGAAAACGCTGCTGTCTCCATTAGCGGCAAGGACAAGGCAGGCGATCTCGTTGACAGTGCAGCAGCGCCTTCCGGGCCGTCTGAGTTCAACAACGTTAAGCTGGAAGAAGTCGTCAAGCGGATTGCTGAACCTTTCGGCTTGAGCGTTCGATCGGACATCGACACTGGCGATGCATTTCCGCGTTATGGCATTGATTTATCCGAGACTGGCATAAGCGCGATCGAGAAAGGCGCTCGCCAGCGCCATGCTCTTGTCATGTCAGATGGTGTGGGCGGCATTGTTCTGACCAGAACCGGCGCAAACCGCGCGCCTGCCGCTTTGACACTGCCTGGCAATGTGAAGGCGGCGAACGGACAGTTCAGCCATAAGGATCGGCATTCCAAGGTTATCGTACGCGGTCAGTCAGAAAAGGCCGCAACCGCACGTGACGATCGGGCAGCGCCATTGAGTGGCGGCGGAACGCCTTCCAAGCCTGAAGATCGGCAAGCAACAGACGGCTCTGCAACCGAGCGCGAACGTCGTGGCGTTGTCGCCAGTGGCGAGGCCACCGATGACGAAATCAGGCGTTACCGTCCTGTCGTTCATCTCGCCCGATCCAAAGCCGATGAAAAAGGCTGCAAGGATGAAGCCGACTGGCGTATGCGCACCAAGCGCGGCGAGAGCGAGGAGATTTCCTATCGTGTCCATGGTTACAGCGAGAATGGCCGTCTATGGCGCGTCAATGAGACCGTCGAGATATCCGATTCCTTTCTCGATGTTTTCCGCGACATGCTCGTTTCTCGCGTGACGTTCCTCTATGGCGAGGAAGGACGGGAAACCGAGATCGCTGTTACGTCACCTGAAGCGTTCGATAACAAGCCTGTAAAGGACCGTCGAAAGAACGTTAAAGGCCGCAAGAAGAGTGGTTCGAAGGGCGGGAAAAAGAGCAAGAGTAAGGGATCGAGCGGGCCGCTGGACGGTACCGCCTCGGCGCTATGAGGCCGACAAATGGAAAAAGACACCGCAGATAAAGTCAGAGGCATGGTTCGCCGCGTCGTTCTGAAGAACGTCAACGATGATGGCGAAACGCAGACGGCATCCGTTGAGGTCGCACCTGGCATCTGGCG